ATAAGAATTCGTTTAAGTCATAGACTCCAAACTCTTTTGGAAAGTCTTCTACAATTGTTGCCGAAGCAAGAATCGTTTTAGACTCTGATATTGTTTTAAGTTTTTGTCCAGGCTTAAAGACTAAGTTAGGATTGATTGTTGCGAAGTTTTTTAACACATTCACGGTGTCATTTGATAGATTCATATTTTCTCCATAATAATATATTATACCATACTTTCATCGTTTTGTAAACGACTATTTTTCATTTTTGTCATGACAGTCCAAAGCAATAATAGCATAGTGCAATATCTTTAAAAGATCAGCTCTATTATGTCCTTCCTTTTTGCCATATCTTTGAGCGTACTTAAGTACATTACCCAAAGCAAATCCCATACCATGACCACAATCAATAATAAATTCAGTTGATTGAAACTGATTCTTTGAATAGTGGCCACCATAAGTTTTATCGATATAAGCTTGAAGCTCTGTAATCAGAGCTTTCTCATTAAACTTATAGTCAATTGTTTCTTTCTTTTTACTAAACATTTTTATCCTATTTTACTATTTCCTTTAGGTTTTTTTCCAACAGCTTCTTCATATCTAATAATATGCTTTGCTTCTAAATCAGCAGTATTTTCATAACACATTTGTGCACCACTTTTAAAATTAACCATTTTACCTTCAGCTAATCGAACATATAATCTTGGTTTTTTGCCTTTATATAGCTCGTCAAATACTATAGTATGATATTCATTAGGGTGTTGATGTCTGTATCTATTTAACCTACCAATAGTGTCTCTATCACTTTGGCCAAATTTTAGTATTTCATTTTCAATAGCAAAGAAATAGTTTAATGGTTGATTGATTTCTAGTTTATTCAATTCCCAAAAATATTCTAACTTTTTATTATTAGTTCTCGTAGTAGATTTTTTTATATGTGCTACTAAAGTATATGGTTCGTCAATATAGTCTAATGAGGTCCAATATTCAGGATTAGATGGTATTATCATAATTATCCTCCATTGCTTCTTCAGCAGGATTATATTCATCAGCATCTACTTTGCTGTAAAGATCGAGAAATGCTTCCTTTGTATCGTTATCAAACCTTGAGATACAAAGATCAATTGCTTTGTCTCTTTTATCAAAGATTGAGAATGTTTGAACAATGTGGCAAAGTCTTCTAGTTGAAATAACTTCATCAACACCATCATCATAAAATGTTTTACGTATAATGTCAGCCCACGTTACGAGCTTATCAGCGAAATCATCGTCTATACAATCAAACTTTTCCATATGTTTTAATACAATCTTTTTCTCGATTGATAGTGATGGGAACTGCTGATCTACTGAAATAGTAAATCTTTCGAGGAAAGCATCATCAATGATCGAAGCAGCTGTAAATCTGCCATCATCAGAACCTTTACCTTTTGTATTTGCTGTGGCAATAACATTGAAGCCTTCTGCAGGATATACAATATCACCAGTCTTTTTGACTAGGACTGGTTTGCCTTCAAGGATTCCTTGTAAGCACATGATTTTATTTGTTGCTCTATCGATCTCATCGAGGAGTAACACTGCGCCATTTTCCATAGCTTTTAAAACTGGACCTTTAGAGAAAACTGTTTCTCCATTGATAAGTCTAAATCCACCAAGTAAATCATCCTCATCTGTTTCAGGATTGATTTGAACTCTTATAAACTCTTTGCCGACTTTAGCACATGCTTGTTCGACCATAAAAGTTTTACCGTTGCCAGATAGACCAGCGATGTAAGTTGGATAGAACATATCAGACTTGATAATTTTTACAATATCATGATATGGACCCCAAGCAATAAATGTATCATCAAGTTGAGCGAAGTTCTTTTCTTCGTTTACAATTGATTGCATTTGAGCTGCTTGAGCAGGAATGCTATTTACTACAGAAGTACTGATTGCAGACTCTCTTAGAGGTTCAATCAAACCAGCAAGATCGTAAGTACCAATCTTGACTCTGTTAGATTTTTGCATAAGTGAATCCCAGTCTTTTCCTGAGTATCCAAACGATTCGCCAACTTCGACGATCGCATTTTTTCTGAATTGAGTTTGATCAGGATATCTGATCGCAAGCTCTTTTAAGATTATTTCAGTTGATTTTTTCAAGTTATTCATAATATAGTTTTCTCCTTATCTTTATTATTTGTATATTATACCATAGTTCGGCGCATTTGTAAACGATTATTTTCACTTTTTTTGAAAATAATTGACAGAAAAGTGTTGATCTTATTCTGCAACTGCTTTACCGAAGTTAGTTAGTAGTGTTTTGTTAAGCTTTTTAGACTTACTAAACTTTTTAAATGCTGTGGTCAATTGACCTTTTGAAGCATCTTCAGCTGTAACAAATTCTTCTGCATCTGTTTCTAGTCTTTTAGATTTCAAAACATAGAATTCGTTATAGCCAAGAGCATCTTTGAAAGTTACACATTTCTTTTTGTTGTATTCTTTCTGATACTTTCTCATATTGCTGCTATCGTAGTAACAATCTTCATCGCAATCTTCAATTTTGTATTTAAAGTTGTGAGCATTGTCTGCCAAGAAAAAGCCGATTGTAGTACAGCCAAATTTCTTTTGTAAGTTTTCAAGTAGGCTTTGAGTACCTTTTTTTCTTGTATCTTCTAGTTTAATATGCTCGCCCATAATATTTACAATAGCACCTTTGTAAGATTCTGTAAGAGTGTAATCTCTTTCACGATTTTTTACTATGCTGATTCCATTTGTATCTCCATCAGAGATTACTACGAAATTCATATTATCAATGTTGTTATTTCTTTTAAAATTATTAACCATTCTATGAGCAGCTATTAGTGATTGATTAAGAGGTGTTGAACCATACTCTTCTTCTGGAGCCAACACATATCTTTCATAGAAACCATACTCGCGTTTTGCAAGTACTTTTCTTAAGTAGATGTGGAATAAAGCTTCTTCATAATCTGCCTTTTTAAGAGTTGACGCAATTACTTGAGGTAGTGATAATCCACCGTGATGGACTTCAGATTCAATTTGAGCAATTGACATATCTCTTATTCCGTCTTCCTCATCATACTTCCATTGGCTTAATCTTGGATTGCTATTCGTAAAACCATAAACATCAAACGGGATATTGACAGCTTTACAGAAAACAACTAAGTGTAAAAGTTGATCCATTACATTAGTCATACATTCTGACATAGAACCTGAGTAATCAATTAACATCATCATTCCATGATTTTTAGCATCAGCTAATTTTGTAACTCTTGCGAATATATCGTCGTTTGTTTTATATGACCATAATCTATTTACATCAACTGAACCAGTCTTTGCAGTTTGAGCTCTCGTATATCTGAAAGCTGCTTTTCTCATCTCAAATTCTTTGACAGCAAAGTTGACATTTTGTTTTACAGTCTTAAGATATTGTTTAAACTCTTCTTTATGCTCAGCAAGCGTGTGATCATTTTGACTATCATACTGTTCTAGTTTAGCTTGTCTTGATTTTTTAAGCTGAGCATATGGTGTGATAATAGCATCTCTTACGGGTTTACTAAATTCGTTACCAATAAGAGTTTGTGATCCATTTTCATTAATATCTAAGAGTGTATGCTCTTTTCTTCTAAATGCTTCATCTGTTTCAGAAACATCTTCTTCAGATGGTTTTTGGTCTTCAACATTTCCTTGATTATCTCCATCATCATCGGCTTTTGAAGGATCTCCTTTTGCTGAATCGTTGCCTTCTTCATCAGTTTCATCAATAGGATCTTGTTGTTCGTTTCCAGTATCTTTTGTTTGCTCATCTTGACTCTCCATATCATCGTGACCAGTTGGACTCATGTCATCCTCTTCTTCTTGACCTTCAGTTTCACTTTGTGATCCCATAGGTGGAGGTGTCATAAGCTCTTCTTGATTTTCTTTTGTATAAGCAAGAATATCTCTTACTAAATCAAGTACTTCATCAAATGTTTCTGTCTTCATTGATCTGTTATAGAAGACAAGTTCTTCATCTGACATAGGTACATCAAGGTGAGCACCAACTTTAGCCTTTAGGTTAATTTTATCGATAAGTTTAACTTGATCCCAATCTAAGTCTTCATCAACTCCAAAAAAGTCGTCTTCAAAAAGCTGTCTATATCCTTTTGCCATTGGAGCAACAAGACCAACATAAGCTTCTTTAATGTGTCTTTCGATTCTAGCATCTTCAACAACATTAATATAAGAACGAGGACAGCCTTCTAGTTTTTCAGGACTATCATGCCAGCCTTCGTATGGTGTAAATAAAGCATGTCCAACTTCATGACCTATAAAAAGATCTGCGACATCTTTACCCATGTCTTTCCAGAGTGGAATACCTAGAATTCTGTTTTTAATATCGAACCAAGCTGTTTTGTAATTACCATATTGCACAGTAATGTTTTCTTTTGCTAAAAGCTTGGCAAGAGTGCTTTTGTGTTTAATCATTGAGTTTCCTTATCCTTTTGATTTATATATCTATTATACCATAGTTCAGCGCATATGTAAACGTTTTTTGGTGAAATAATTGAAAATAGTTGACAGAAAAGTGTTGTTCTTCCGAGAAAAGTGGTGCTGGTAGTCGGATTCGAACTGACGACCTACTGATTACAAATCAGTTGCTCTACCAACTGAGCTATACCAGCATTATTTAATCTTTGAGAAATTCCTCTCTTTGAAGAATTCTATCTTACTTCTAAACTTGTTCTCGAGTACATCACCTTTATGTGATATGATAAAGACATTGCTTCCATCATCCAAAGTATCTAGAATCTTAGTCAGGTTATCTACTCCATCTAAGTCAAGACTTGAATCAAAAGTTTCATCAAGAATAAGCAGATTAGATGCTGCACTGTTCTTCATTTTAGCTATTTGTCTCCATGTAAAGAGAAGAGCTAAATCGATTCTTTGTTTCTCTCCTTCAGAGAAAGAAGCATAATTAAACGAATCACGATGACGAGATCGAATAGTCTCATTAAAGTTTTCATCTAAATGAAATGATACAAAGAAGTCTAATACTTGTAGGTAACTGTTAATTAATCGATTCATTACTGGCAAATATTGCTTGATAACTTTAGTTTTAATTCCAGTATCTTTAAGCATTTCTCCTATGACTTCGTTATAGGTTCTTTCTTCTACATACTCAAGTTTCTTTTCAGTTGATGCATCTTTATTTTTTCTTAATAAAGTAAGTTCTCTTTTTGCTTTTGATACGTCTCCGGTTTGTCCTTGAAGGCCATCAATTTCTTTTTGAACTTTATTTACTTCTTTTTGTAAAAGAGTAATTGCATCATTATTACTATTTATCTTTTGTTGTTTTTGACGAAGCTTGTTTAAGCTATTAGATACGTTTTGTTGTTCTCCCTTGAGCTCATCAATGTTCTTTGTAAGATCTTCTTTAGCATTTTGTATTTCTTTTGCTTTATCTTTTAAGAGCGAAAGCTTTTCTGCTTTCTTTTCTTCTTCTATAGACTGATCACAGGTTGGACATTGATCGTTATCTTCATAGAATCTTGACTCTTCAACTAGACTTTTTATCTTATCATTGAATGACATGTCATATGAATCAAGTTGAGAAAGTTTCTTGATAATTTCTCCACTATGTTTTTCTTCTGTTGATATTGACGCTGATAAATTCTTTCCTAGAGTTTTACTTTCATCAAAGAGTTTATTGATTTCTTCTTTATGAGTTTCAATGCTCTCTCTTTTCTTTTCAATTTGATCATCATTTAACTCTTGCAAATCTTTAATATATTTACTTTGAGCATCCATCTTGGTTTTAAGTATATCGATTTGATGATTAACGTCTGTTAATTCATCTTTGATCTTAGAGTTTCTTTCTTTTAACAGAGTATTCATCTTAGAAAATATATTGATATCTAATAAGTCTTCAATAATATTTCTTCTAGACCAAACTGGTAATTGCATAAATGGTATAAAAGAAGATGAACCAAGTACAACTACTTGATGAAATGATTTGTGATTAAGTTTAAGAATGTTTTGTTCTAAGAACTTTTGATAATCTCTTGCATTTGATGATTGATTAATTAGGTTACCATTCTGATAGATTTCAAATTTACCAGGCTTGATACCTCTTACAATCTTAAAGTCATGACTTCCTATAGTCATTTCAACTGTAACTAATGTTCCCTTCTTATTGATACTATTGATCATTTGATCTTTCTTAATATCTCTATGAGGTTTACCAAATAGACCAAATGATAACGCATCAAGTAAAGTTGATTTACCTGCTCCATTTTGACCAACGATTAATGTTGATGGTGTTTTGTCTAATAAGATTTTTATTGGATCGCTTCCAGTGGATAGAAAATTCTTCCACTCACATGATTTAAAATGTATCATACTACCTCGAGGTTCTGTGCTTCAGTATATAGCTTACGTAGTTCTACCTTAAGATGTTCTTTATCTAAGTCAGTATCTACTGCTTCAACATAAGAATCTAAAAGTTCAGTAGTATCTTCAAGGGATATTTTCTCGTCTTCTACGCTTTCTCCCAAATACTCTTCAAAGCTTTCAGCTATCTTAAGCTCATATGTTTCAATACTTTGTAGTCTATCGATAAACTTATCAAACATATACAAGTCATTTTTATTTATAACAATCAGTTTTATAAACTTTTTCTCAAACTGAGATATGTCTACTTTATCATAATCTGTTTTAGTGTCATCATATATAACTTTTTTAAACATTGTTATTGGATTTCTTACTGGAGTAATATCTCTTGTTTCAGTATCAAGTATATGAAAGTACTTAGGATCATCTACATCTGCCCAAGTAAATTCCATTTGAGAACCAAGATAGGTTACATTACCCTGAGTAGATTTTGTATGAAAATGACCACTTAATACCATCTCAAATCTAGAAAATACATCAGCACTCATACCATGTGGATTAGGCATTCCTGCCATCATATCGAATCCTTTCAATTCCAAATGTGCTCCAAGAATAGGTGCACCACATTTTTGAGCAAACTCTGTATACTCTTTATAGTTAGCATTATTAATCCAAGGTATCACTGCAACGCCAAGACCATCATAATCAAGCACTGTTGGCTTCATAACAATATTTACATTACTGGTAAAATAACCAAGCAATTCTTTGAGGCTACACAGCTCGTTAGTATTTTTGAAGTATACATCATGATTTCCGGGAATGATATCCATAGTAATGCCAGCATCACGCATAGGCTCAAGAAAATGCTTCCTATTAGCATTGAGTGCTTTAAAGTTAACGAATTTTCTGTGTTCATAATAATCACCTAAATGAAGTATGTTTTTAATGTTGTGTTCTTTTAAATACGGAAAAAATATCTCCTGATAAAAGCGCTCTTGATACTGTAAGAAAATATCACTACTATTTCTGACACCACAATGTGTGTCGTTTAAAATTGCTATCTTCATGCTTGTTTTGCTAGACTCATCATACGTTTTTGAGCTTTCATAATACGCTTTCCAGCGGTTTTAATCTTTTCCATTTTAATTGCAACAATAGCTCTTTGTATTTTGCGTTTCTCTTCACGTTGAGTTCTTTTTTTCATAACACGAATGTGTCTTTGGTTTTGTTTAGTGCTTACTTTTTTCATTACATAAATAACTCGAGCTTTTCTTTCTCTCGTTTTTTCTCCTCTTTTGCAAATTGTTTAATAGCTTCATCTTTAGTACGTATGGTACCAATCCTTTGTCTTAACGTATCAACATAAGCCATAGTTTCTTCAGCACCTTCGTTATCCATACCCATAGCAACAAAGTCTTCAATTCCCATTTTTTCAATGAACTTAAATTTAATATCTTGTTGTTTCTTTTCTTTGGTTATTCTACGAATGAATGCAAAATAGCATATTTGAGTAAAGTAACTAAACGCATTAGGCTTACCTGTTCTTGTAGCAGTTTCGATATTATAATTACCGATTGCTCTTAAACAGTTTTCAACAGCATCCATAACCATTTCTTCACGATAAGTGTACCTCACGAAGTTCGGTCTGTGAGACAGTCCTTCTGAGATTCGAATAAAGCATTTTGCTATATAATCAGGAACTATAGGTACTGGCTTATCAGCTTTTCTACACTCATGCGCTTCAACTGCATAATCCATAACGGCTTCAGAGAATTCTCTGTTATTGACGTAATGAGGTTTATCTTTTGGTTTAATTTGAGCCATATATTTTCTCCATAATGTATTATTATACCATACTTTTGGTGAAATGTAAACGATTAATTTATTTTAATTATTTTCACTAAAGTCGTTTACAAATGCTTGTTTTTATGGTATAATATATTATCACCCGGAGCGGTAGAGGTATAGGATTAATGTATTGTCCTCTTCGCATCAGGTATCATATCATCAACTGTTCCATTCAAACTATCTTCGTACTCTTGTAAGAGTTCTTCATCAGTTCGAGTATCAGGTGGGCTGATGGGTTTATCCATCTTAAGAGCAAAATTAACATATGTATCTTTTATAGTCTCTGCTATTGGTACATGCTGTAAAATATTATTCTTAAGTACTTTAAATTGTTTGCTATCTGAGAATGGAAACCATGCTGAGAATTGTACACCACCAAGAAGATTTGGATGTATCTTTACTGGTCTTTCAATAATAAAATTATCGTCATTCTTGATAGCGAGTAATCCGATGATCTCTTCACCGTTTATGAGTTTAAAATGTCTTATATTTAATCTATTTAATAATTCCATACTATTATTTATATGTTTACGTCGTACATCTTATAGTTAAATCTTTCTTTAGAGTAGATTTTAATCCTTTCAGCTGCATGCTGTAATGTATAGTTCTTTTGATTTTTCCAATGTAAGTCATCTGCAATATCATATATCTTTGTATCTGTTCCATCTTCACTCTTCCTCAACCCTCTCCCGATCGATTGAAGTACTCTAATTTGGCTTTTACTTGGGCTAGCAAAGATGATATTGTGTAAATTCCTAATGTTAATACCAGTAGAAAAAGTCCCAATACTTGCAACGATAATTGCGTCCTTCTCTTTCTCGGTAATCTCACGGACTGATTCTCTTGTGTCAACATCTGTTTCTCCTGATACATAAAAGAGTTTTCTTTTATCTGGCATCTTTGTTTGTAATAATGAATGCAATGGTTTACCATGCTTATCTACGTAATTAAATAATATCAATGTATTGCCTTTTTGATCTAAAGCTAAGTTACTAATAAAGTTATTTCTTGGCTCATATCGTACAATAAAATCTAATTCTTGTTGATATTTTTCTTTAACAATCTGCTTACAGAATTCTTCTTTATATTTAAGTATTAATATATCTATATTTAATTGAGCTAGATCGTCATTATCCATCAACTCTTTTGTAGTAGTTACTTTATAAACTGGACCAAATAAACCTTCTAATACTAATTGATGAGTTTGTGTTCCATCCAATGTTCCAGTAGTTCCAATTCTATATTTAGCTTCAGTACATTTTTCTAATATACTTGTCAATGACTTAGCTTTAAAGTTATGTGCTTCATCTCCTACAACCATACCAAAACCTTGAAACCAAGATGCTGGTAATTTATATATTGATTGCCAAGTTGATATAATAACTCTTTGTTGTACACCAAACTTTTCTCGTCCAGAATATATTCTATGACATGTTTCTTCATGAGACCAGGTATCCTTACGAGAGTAGTCTCCAAAATCAGAATACATTTGCTCTACTAATGATGTCGTAGGTACTATTAGCAAAACGTTACCATCAAAAACATCAAGGTAATATCTAATAGCTAAATATATGATTAAACTCTTCCCAGAAGCAGTAGGTGATAACAGTAATGTCTTCTCTCGAGAAAGTGTGTGCGAGAGTCCCTCCAATTGATATTGTCTAGGTATAATATCAACTCCATTCACAGAAAGGGACAGATTTGATAATAGGGCGTCTATGTCAGGGCTAAGGGATGATTCGAGTGCACCATATTGTGGTGATTCTATCACTTCTAACTTATAATCCCTCACGTC